TTATTCATCTATTCCCCCCCCCGTTTGTGCAACGCTTTTATTCCTTTCACGTGCCAATGCATATCTGCGCCTGGATTTCTCCAATGATTTTTCCCTGCACATGAGACACAGTGTCTTTCCTGGTAATGCCGCATTCTTCCTGCATCCTGCACATATGCCTAGCCCTTTCAAAAATTCATACTCAGCTTTATGCTCCTGTCTCTTTCTTTCCAGGCACATTCTGCAAAGAGTATGTCCCCTATCTGCTTTTTCTTTCCCGCAGCGTAAACATATCCCCTCTTCTTTCCGCCGTTTTTGCGTTGAATTCATTTCTCTTCCCCTCTCATTCCGCGTCAAAATAATTTATCGTCCTTCTGCGTTCAGCAGCCGCCTTTCCAAATCTTCAAAATCATATTCCCTCTGCGGGAAATTATTAAAGCTATTCTTTGGCCTTTTGGGTACAGGTCTCTTGTATTTTCCAGGCAAATAATTCTCAAAAACCATATCCTTCAGGAAATTTTCTGCGTTCTTGATGTACCTGTCCGGTGTATCCTGGATCTTGCAAGCTTCTGCGTAGTTCTGGGCGCAAAGAATCAGCTCGTCCTCCGTTATCTTTCTTGTCATCAAGAGAGAAACATACTCGCGTTCCACAAGAAAACGATTTCCGTCTTTCGGGTACGCAGACATAAAATCCTCAAAACGGCGCACTTCTACCGCCTCGCGCGCGCCCGCGTTTCCGTTTCTCGAATACGATTCTCGATTATCGTATTTCGATTCTCGATTACGGGGACATTTGCTATCATCTGATATCAATTGATTGCAAATGTTTTCTGATGATGTTTTTTGCTCGTGTAATCCAGTGTCTGACCTGCCAGGACTTTGATTTTCCACTTCATCATCAGGAGATGGATATTTACTCTTTTTTGCACGTACCTGCTGGTGGCAGTCCCATGTAGTCAGCTGCAGGTACGATCTTCCACGGACTTCATATCCTCTGACCAAGCCTGCAGTCGATAACTTATCGATCGCCTCAGATATATGCTTTTTTGTAATATCGTCTTTCAGCGGGAAACATGCGCCTTTTATAATGGCTGGTCTCCCATCAAATCTCCCGTAATCATCGCAAACCACAATTAGCCTGTAAAACAAAACTTCCTCGAACCAGGAAAGAGAATCTATGGAATCACTCCTGCAGATAGATTCTTTAATGATCCGGTTCGGCATTTCTTATCCCTCCATACATCTTCATATAATCATCAAGACGCAACGTAACAAGCCATTCTTTGTTGTTCTTCCGATGAAATACTGCTGGCGTTTCATTTCCTTTCGCATCCTTTTCAGCCTGCGACATAGCATCATACAGATTCAGCCTTTCAACACGCTTACACTCTATATGTACGCCTGGAAGACCAACCACATCCGCGTCACCATTTGCGCCACTGTACTGCTGGCCCCTACGACAGTTATAGCCATGTTGCCGGAGCTTCGCAGCAAGTTCCCGCTCCCCGGCAGCTCCTTTGTTTCTGCTGTTCAATTTCCCTCCTTTCCGGCGGCAGAGACCAATCTGCCGCCATTTTCGCGATATATCGCATGAACAAATACTGCGGTTGATAGTTACCTAATCCAATTCTACTTGCGGAAATTTTAAAAGCGCCTCCGGCGATATTCCATCAAGTAAAACTGTCATTTTATGACATTTCTCTCCATGCGGGCAATCGTCACAATCATGCTTTTTGCACTCATGTCCCAATTCTTCTACGGTCATAATGTCTTATCCTCCTAATTCTCCAAATATTCCGCCAGACAAGCCGCATAATCCACGCTCTCACACTCTTTCGACCATTCATCCCAGAAATCTATGGTCTTACTCTGCGGCCGCTCCCTAGCAAGCTCCACATGGATTTTCAGCGGTATCGGGCAAGCATCCCCAACCACAAGGCAGTCACCGGGGCTAAACATGGTAGTGGTTTCAATCACATCCGCGCTGCCAGCGGGCATCATGCCTTTAATCATGCTCTTGTCATTCTCATTATTCAGCTTCATCACAATATAGTTCGCGCACTGCGCCATGATAGTCTTATTAAGCTCTGAGGGTCTCTGGCTTGCAACAAATAGCGTGATTCCAAACTTTCTTCCCTCTTTTGCGATATTCTCAAAAATCTCCACCATACGCCGCTGTGCTGCCGATAACTGAAAATCTGTCGGTATATAAACATGTGCTTCATCACAGACAAGCGTTATTGGTCTTGCGTCCTTCTGCATGACCTGAATATTGTAAATCAGTTTTGTTATTGCCCCGATAATCAAAACTGCAATGTCGTGTGGTATGCCGGATAGGTCAATGTTCTTTACCGGCTTGTCGCCGCCCATGATGCGGTTAATCATTCTCTGACGATATCCCGGCATAGTTTCCTTAAATAAAAATCCATACCTCTTATCGCTGCGTAACATATCAAGCGTGTTTAAAATTCCAAACAGTTTCCCGTTATACTCTCCTTTGACGGTTTTCTCCTGTCCTGCCTTTTCGCCAGTTTTGTAAAACCCGCCTGTCTTTTCTGGTCTTTCGTTCATATCAACCAAATCATCAAAGAAAATGTCAAAGTTAAATTTAATAGGCTTGTTTTCATTTCCATTCGGGCATTGCTTATAGTACGCTTTCCGCAATGCCGACATAACCACCGTGCTGTCCTCTTTTACTTTCAGTACATTCGTTGCCATATCAGTAAATCCAAGCATCCATATCGGAAACGGAACCTCTCCCATTTTGATACTGTCCACATAAGACAGCTGGCTGTACTCGCCATGAATATCGAATATGACAATGTTTGTGCCGGGCAGCTTCGCTGTTTCCTCTACAATCTTTGTGACCGTCTCGGACTTTCCGCAGCCTGTGTTGCCGACGATGCAGGAATGGCGCTGATAGAATTTGTTTCCGTCAATAAAAGCTGGCATAAGGTGTTCTGCATAATATCCAATCTGAAATTTGTCGTCTAAACTGTCATTTACCATCATTTTGGCAAATTTCATAGGAAATACCATTTTTATCTTCGCCGCAACAGACGGATATTTGTTAATTTGCTGTCTAAATCTACCGTCAATCACGTTCCCCAGAATTGAACACTCAATCACTTTCAAAGACGGCTGCTGCAATTCCTCCATGATGGCATTATCATCCATCTGCGTTTCCACGTCATTATCCGTAATGGCGGTTATCATGGTTACAAGCTCCACTTCGCCGTCCGATACGGATATGAGGTCATTTAAGCGGGCGTTTGCAAACTCTGCATCGTCCGTCCTGATTTGTATTTTGTCGGGTAATATTTTTACTAATTTCAAGCCGATACCTCCACTTTTTCAAGACCATCTGCCGCATAACAACCTTTGAAGCCTTCAAGCCATACAGATAAAGTTCCACACACTTCCCTCGGCTCTGCATTTATCGTGAACACCTTTTCTTTATTTTGTTCGGAAACATAATATTTTCCGTTCATTTTTACTTTGTCGCCTATTTTTAACATTTTCCTATCCCTCCAATAATTCGCTATAATTCCTTATCCTTGCCTTTTTTACGCTCTTGCAGTAGTCACACACACCACAGTAGTTCGGTTTTTCCGAACCACTCTTAACAGCTATGAAGCGTGGCATGTTCCCTTCGATTTCCCGTAATGCCAAGTCTAGGGTGACTTGGTCTATCTGGAAGATGTCGAAGTTTGTGACCGCTTCTTTGGTAGCCGCCGCCAGGTAAAAAGGCAACTGACCGTATCCATTGGCAACGCACCCTTGCTGATACACCGCCCCCTGCAAATCATACCGCCAAAATGCAAGGCTTTTGAAGTTCTGCACCACCTTTAAATCAGTGATGCAGATACCTTCCACAAAGCTGTCCATCTTCATCTTCCAAGGCGCGCCGAACATTTCAAAAGTGAGGATTTTCTGTTTCTCACCGCTCATATACTGCATGAAGCGTTCGTCTCGCTGCACTCGCTTGATGATTTCATCTGCCTTACGAAAATCTGCCCTCAATGCGCCGTTTCGGCAGTAGAAAATGTTTGGGGATTCCTCGCGCAGCTTATCCAGTGTCCCCTCAAACCAGCGGTCGCATAAAATTCCAATTAACATAGCCTTGGTTGTGGGTTGCTCAAACTCTCCCCGTATCTTAGCCATTGCCATAGCTTCGCACTTACAGAAATCCTTGTACTGCGATACGCTGAAAAAGGCTTGATTTGCTTCTTTCCCGTAATATGTATCATCATTTAGCTTCATCCGCACCACCCTCAAGATTTAACTCCTGCTGTCCATCAGCCGGCTTTTCTTCTTTTTTAGTCTTACCGGCAAAAGCATCTTCTGCTTCTTTTTTCTCCACGCCCGGAAGCTTGAAGATTTCCTCGCGCTTCGCCATTCCGTCCTTCAAAGATGTATATACCCTCTTGAGTCGTACAAGGTCATTCATGGAAAACGCTTCAGACTTACAGCCTATATATTTTTCGATTGCTTCCAGAGGAACGGAAAATTCTTTCTTAAATATTGCCGCCATGTCTTTCACGAGATCAATGATCGGCTTGTCCGCCTTTCCAATAAGCGTCTGGTTACACTGCTCCATAGCATCCTCCACCACATCACCTGGGATAATTCCAAGTATACAGGACCGAAGTCGCCGCGCCCCCTGATTAGCTACCATCTCATAAATGTCGCGCGGGTCTGTCAGCGGCACATTTCCTTTTTTGGTACTGCGGATATGCGGAACGCTGAAAATCTTCTCCTGGCGCGTGTTGGTTTCCAAATCCCAAGCATACGCCATAACCTGCGATTCCCCGGATTTCTGTTCCAGTTCCACAATCCCAAAACTCATGTTCCCCCAGTTCTGCGCCAACGCTTCTGCAAGCCGGATGGACGGCCCGACGACCTTTGTCCCGCCGCGCGGATATTCGTACATAGCCTTTTCTGCCAATCCCTTGCGTTGGCACGCTTGCATGATACGGTTGCAGCTTGCTACATAGTCCCGCGGGAACTTCTTTGCCATGATAATCTGCCCCTGCACCTCCTGCGTCTGCCTGCTTGTTACCATTTCCGCGGTCACGCTTCTACCTGCTGCCATTTCAAATCCTTCCATTTTTCCTAATCCTCCTTTACCCAATTTCCGCTGAAAAACCATTCAGTAAGCATGTCTTTAAACTCCTGCGTCCATTTAACCCTGCGAAACCCATCAGGAACAACCTTGACACACTGTTCGATTGCATAATCAAAAGCATCTTCTTCCGGCACAAAAACCCCTGTTTCCTTTTCAACCCAGCCGGAGCTATGGAATCTTTTCTCCGCTCTCCTTCGCCGCTCCTGCTCCTCCTCATGCTGCTCAAAAGCATCCAGGTTGTCTGGCACATAATCCGTATATATCATCTCTTCTGCCTTCCCTTCTGCCACATCACTTCAAAAGTCTCCTTGTCAACGATGATATCCTCCCGCTGCTCCGACCCCCTGTCCACCAGGTACAGGTACATGAGGTTCTCCTTCACCACCAGCCACTTCTGCGGCTCCTGCCCCGCCTTGCGGATAATCTGCTTCTGCCATGCATCTGGCTTTTCTGGATTCCTGCGCCCGCTCATGAGGGATTCCCCGGCAGGTCTGGCAGGCTGTCCACGTACTCCAGGTATCCCAGGAATTCCTGCAGATCCAACGGCCTGTTCGTACGGAACCTGAATATTTTTAGCACCGAAAACCCAAGCGATTCCTTGTCCGGCTCCTCAATAGTTACAGAAAGTTCAACGTCGCTCGTATACGTGAAATTTGCTTTAAAAACGTTATTCCCGCGATCAACGTCCAGCGCCTTCCCGATGACTGCAAGTTCCTCCCGTTTTGTCATCCACGCCTCCTCCCTTCCCCTTTGCAGTTTAAATAAGCCGTCACGCACAGCAGTACCCCTGCTGTCCACATCCCTGTCGTTGCCTGTTCTCCTGAAAGCGTTGGCGATACCAGTGTGCATATGCACACAAGCCATACAGTCTCTACCGGGATGGAGATGAGTGATACTATGTACCTCACCATTCTCCGGTTGTGCTTTGCCTGTTCCTTCCTGTTCATCAAAGCTTGTCCCCCCTCTCTACCGCTTACGCGGTTTTCTCCTGAGTCTCTCTTTTTTCAATCGTGTATTCAATGTTGACATTCTCCTGATCTTCGAGCAGTTCAATTAATATCGCCACGATTTTTTTAATGTCCATATAACCACCCCTTCACTTACTTATGCGGAACAGGTTGTACTTGTTGCGTGTCCAAAATCCTTTATTCCCGGGGCTTTGTCGCCGCTGGAAATCCTCTCAACCTTAAACAGCCAGTCCTCCTCATCCTGCGTCACCACGCCGAAATACTCATCTGTCCGGGTGAAGCAGTATTCAACCCCGTAGAACTGCCTGAGCGCCATCTGGTACACTTCCCACTGTACCTGGCACTTGTCAGCGGCTGCCTTTGCCTTCCTGTTCTCCGGCGTGCCCCACTGGTATCTGCTGCATATGCCCAGCACCTTGTCCCATCTTGTAATGCAATATTTAAGCTCCCTGCCAAGTTCCGTTTCCAGGAACTTTTCTTTATTTAATTCCAGCATCCTGATTCCTCCTGTCCCGCTCCTTTCAGTTCTTAAACCATCTACGTGTTGTGATACCCGACAGGCTCTTCTCCCCGGCGCACCAGTTCAGCCCTTAACGCTTCTACGGACACGCATCCGGGGATTGGCTGCCCGATTGATTCACCCCAGATGCAATTCTTAATTTTATTGGTTGTCCAATCCTTGACTTTTTCTAATTCCCATGCGTATACCATGTGATTTCCTCCTGCCCTTTATGGGCTATTTGTAAAATATATTGACTTTTATTCTGCGTTCTCCTATTCTTGATATACAGGCTGTTGCAGTAGCCGAATACATATGAAAGGAGAGACACTATGAAAAAAGTTTATGCCTGTCTTACCGGAAACTGGGTCTGTCTGAACGATGACCCTGAATGCGTTATGGGAATAAATCGCGTAAAGCCAAGTCTTTGGTTTAAAGAAAATGCCGTAATATGGTCTCCAATCCAACGAGAAGAAAAAGATACTTATTATCAATTGGATTATGTGCAAATCTTTTACCACAGCAAAGATTACAGAATTAACCCCATATTCATTCAGATTGTAGAAGAATAACTTTAAAATTCACGTTTATAGTTTTCTACAATCGTTTCAACATCAGCCAGCGGCACACGACTTGCCGCTGTGTTGGTGTCTGCATTAAAGCGGATATCTATGCAATGTCTTAACTTTCTCCACTCCAAGTATGTAATTCCCTGCATAGCTTCAAGAATTAATCTCATTTTTTCTTCTGACACGTTTCTCATCTCCTTGTGTTGTTTGGCAAACTTTTACTCCCTTTTCGGAAAAGTGTTCCCGCTGTATATTGGAACTACTTTTCGTGTATGTCTATACGACTTTCCTAGATACTTCCTTAGATTCATCTTTCAGAGAAGCCAGCCCACGATATGCATCTTTCTTCACCTCCTATCCTGCTTTCTCTACCTGAGCTATATCCTTGTTGTACATTGCGGCAATAGCAGAAATGGTGCCGTCTAGCTTTCCTCTTGCGTATTCTGGAATTTCGTCCCAGTGTTCTGCTATTTCCAGAAAGTCATTTAAGCGCCTTTCTTCTACTTCTTTTGAAATCAGCGTTTCAGCCATACATACTCCCCCTTTCTGTGTGTTCTTGTTGCTATTATATGTCGTTTTGTTACTTATGTCAATACTATTTTTGTGCTTTTGTTGCATTTTCTATTGACTTTGTTTGCCGCATAGATTACAATCTAGTTATTGGAAGGAGGGATATTATACGGAAAATCGAATAAAAGAATTGAGAAAAGCTCTTAGTTTAACTCAACAAGAATTTGCTGACAGACTAAATATAAAAAGAGGAGCCGTGGCTAATTACGAGATAGGCAGAAATACACCTATTGATGCGGTCATATCGTTGATATGTCGTGAATTCAATGTTAATGAGGAATGGTTACGTAATGGGGAAGGGGATATGTTTACCCAAACAACCCCCTATGAGAAAGCCTACAATCGCTTCGGATATATAATGGAGAATTCATCCCCGTCAAAAAAAGCAGCTCTTACTATGTTGCTGGAGATTCTCTATTCGGTTCCTGATGATAGATGGGATGCGATAATGCGCCAGTTTGAGGAAAGCAAAAAGGAAGGCTAGCACGCCTTCCCGAAAATTCCTCTGATTAATTGATATAATTTTGCAATTTGTGAATCACTCATTTTATCAATTAATCGATGTAGGTATTCCCTCTGTTTTTCTACGCTCACCGATATGTACCTCTCTTTTAAAAAATAAACACATGTTTGCAATTACTTTCCAATATTTACGCGCTAAGCAATATAAACCGACAGTTTTTTCAAATGTGTGTTTTATTTTTTATATTGGTACATAGACTAAACAAAAAATGCCGACCATGTAGCTCGCACCCCCTTACTTGTTTTTTGCTTTATGTATAAAAACTCGATGAATTATTTATATAATATCATATTCTCTACCAAAATAAAACAATTGTCCAATATTCTGGACATATTTTTTCAAACCTATTTATGAGGGGAATCAAACAAGTCTGTTATTTTAATACTGAGCCCCTTAGCTATTTCTTCCAAAGTGTCTATTCTAGGCATTGTGAAGCCATTTGAAATATTGAACATAGTTGATTTACTAACCCCAGTCAGCTTTTCTGCTTCCCGGTAAGTAATATCCATTTCGCTCAATATTTCACCCAACAACATTTTCATCTGCGCACATTCCTTTCGAAGTCTATGATGTGCCATTAAGTCAAAATTCATACATTACTATTTTAACCAATATTGAGAGTTTTGTGAAACTTTAATTGAAATTGATGTTACTTAAGTTCGATTGGAACGCTTTAGCGTTTGCGATAAATACTATATGGAAAGAAGGATAAGAGTTATGGATTTTATTGAACAAATCACTCAATTCTCTAAGCGAATTGAATCAATCAAAAAAAACATTCTAACCGAAGAAGCTACAAAAACATCCATCATATTGCCATTTTTTCAGCTTCTGGGATACGATGTATTCAATCCTTATGAATTTGTACCAGAATTTACTGCTGACGCTGGAACAAAGCGCGGCGAGAAAGTAGATTATGCAGTAATGATGAACGGGGAGCCTCTTATTCTCGTAGAAGCAAAGCCCGCTAATACTGAGTTATCTACAAAGCACATGAATCAATTACTTAGATATTTTACTGTAACTAAAGCAAAATTTGCAATACTTACAAATGGCTTGACCTATCGTTTCTATTCTGATTTGGAAGAGCCAAACAAAATGGATACTGTTCCGTTTCTCGAATTTGATTTGTTAAATATAAAGAAAGATACCGTAGATGAACTAAAGCGGTTTCAAAAAGAAAATTTTGATGTAAAAAATATTCTTAGCAGCGCATCAGAATTAAAATACATGACAATGCTCAAAAAAGCTATTTCCGAACAATTCCAAAATCCATCAGACCAACTGATAAAAGCTTTAGTGAGCAAAGACATATATAGCGGGGCAAAGACTCAATCTGTGCTTGATAAATTCAGGGAAATCATTAAAAGAGCATTTAACGAATATGTTAATGATTTAATAACAGAGCGAATAAGTAATGCTATTACTTCTGACATACCAACCCAGCTACCGAAAGAGGATGTTGAGAAAAACAACTACGATTTATCCGATGATGAACTGCAAATACTGAATCATATCAAAAACATGTTAAACACTGACACTGAGATTACATATAAAAAGACATCCCGCTATGCCTATATGCACGTTGGCAGTTCGTCAACCAAATGGATATGCCGCGTTTATATCCGACAATCTACCCATCTATTCACTCTACACGAATTTGATGATACCAACTATGCATGTGAGTATTATTTTGATTCGCCAGAGCAGTTAGACCAGATTAAAGAATTAATTTTAGATGTATTTCAGCGTTGCTGCAAATTATAAACACATTAAAAACCGCCCCTGCGCCAACAGGAACGGTTTCCACATAGATTCCTATACAGCCCCGGAAGACGGTATATAATCTCATCACTGGAAAATTATACCACAATCCTCCGTTGCCTGTACAGGTGCATTTTTTCACATTATCCAAAATAAGATGAAACGGAGGTTAATAATTATGTCTGAACAGCGCATTACAAGAGCAGCAATTTACATCCGGGTCAGTACGGCAGAACAGGCCATGCATGGGAAGTCCCTGCTGGCACAGCGTGAATACTTGGAGGACTATGCGCAAAAACACGGTATGAAAGTTGTTGGAGTCTACGCCGATGAAGGTCAGACTGCACGTAAGGAGCTCAGGAAACGTAAAGCAATACACGCCCTGCTGGGGGCCGTGGAGCGTAATGAAATTGACGTGATACTTTTCTGGAAAATGGATCGATGGTTCCGGTCAGTCTCGGATTTTTATAAAGTCCAGGACGTACTGGATAAATACAATACAAAATGGATTGCCGTAGCGGAACCTAATATGAACATGGAAACCAGGGACGGCCGTTTAAATCTAAACATTATGCTTTCCATTGGGCAGAACGAAGTAGATACCACCAGCGAACGGATTAAGTTTACTGTTGACAGCATGATTCAAAACGGAAGAGTTGTGTGGGGCGACGCAAACCTTCCGTTAGGCTATAAAATAGCCATTGTTGATGGGGCAAAGAAAATGGTGAAAGACCCCGAAACGGAGCATATGGTACGCGAATTTTTCGACTATTTCCGAAAATACGGTGCAAAACGAAAAACCGTCATACACATGCAGGAAACATTTCATACTGATTTCTCTTATGCTATGCTCAGAACCATGCTTTCCAGTGAATTTTATATCGGAAAATACCGTAATAATCTCAACTACTGCCCTGCCTACCTCACTGCCGCTGAATGGAAAGAGATTCAAAAGATTTCCAGCAGGAACGTACATACAAACCGTTCGGGGCGCGTCTATCTGTTCTCAGGTCTTATCCGTTGCCCAGTATGCGGCCAAAAGCTCTCTGGAACCGGATGCAGTTCCATTATCAACCGCCACACCGGAGAAAAAAGAACGTACTGTTATTACCGATGCAACCGGGCGCTGGTTGACCATATATGTACCTATCGTCACAGGATGAGCCAAAACCTGATAGAAGAATACCTGCTGAAAAATCTCGAGCGTGAATATGAACTTTTTAAAGTCAGAATATCCACTGTATCCGAAAAGCAGAAACAGAAAAAAAATAAACGTACTCCCAAACAAATAAATGCTGAGCGAGAACGCCTAAACCTTATGTTCCAGAAAAACCGTATTTCATTTGACTATTATGATGCTGAGTATGCAAAATTAGATAAGGAGCTTGCAGAACTGGACACTATTGTTGGCATTGTCAGGAAAGATTATTCTTATCTCGAAAGCATCTTGCAAAATGATTTTGGCGGCATGTATTCTTCCTTAAGCATAGAAAACCGCCAGGCGTTCTGGCGCCGCATTATTGAGCGGATACATATCTCAGAGGACAACTCCATCAAGTATGTGGATTTTTTATGA